TAAGGCCCGCGTCACCCAAAACTTACGGGACATGGCTGATGGTGGGGGCGATGCTGGGCAAGCCCGAGCCCGCCGCATCGCTTCTACGACCACCACCACGGCGTTTGAGAAGGGGCAAGACAAAGCCTTCCAGGACGTGGGCATCTACGGGCGCATGTGGCTGTCTCAGCGGGACGTACATGTGCGACGGGGGCACTTAGACGCGGACGGCCAGCAACGCGAAATGGGCGAGCCGTTTAGCGTAGCGCCTGGTAGTGGCAGCCCAGGGGAAGCGCTGGAGTTTCCCGGCGACCCAGAAGGGAGCCCAGCGAACATCATCAATTGCCGCTGCACGACTCTGCCAATCCCTGACCAGGAGACCTACGAAGAGATGCAGAGCGAAAGCCCCGATCTGTCGAATCTTCCGCAGCTGAGCTAGCCCTATGAGCGCATCCGGCATGTCTCCGAGCTGTCTCGACATGAGCAATACCGTGACGATTCCACAAGGCGCCACTGAGCAAGAGCGCCGCCGCCTGCGCCAAGAGGTTGAGCGCGTCCATCGTAATGCCCGCATCCGTGATGCATATCCAAGCCTGCGAGATGAACTCGGGTGGCGTCGGGCCATGAAGCGTCTCGCTGATCGTCACTGCTGCAGCTTTTCGACGGTGCGAAAAGTCGTTCGGGGGCAATAGTCACCAAGAAAAAGGTAGACTCACAGCCCCCACCTGTGCGGTACACACCCCCACTTGCTTTTCCACGCCTCTGTACTCCTTATGCCTACATCGGCTCCCCTCATCGTCGGCGGCGTGCGGGTAGAGGGCGGCGAGATGATGCGCGTCGTCGGTCGCACGTTCTGGCAAGAGCACGACGACCGCCCGGGTGAGGACTACATTATCCCGGAGGTGCACATCGAAGAAGCGCAGCAGTCCAGCGCTTCTGGGTGGCTTGTGGCGAAAAACCGGGGAAACGGACGCTATTTCCGGGTGGCCTACCAGTACGACAGCAGCGCGCCGGGCACCCCGGACGTGTCGTATGCCGAGCGCAGCGACTGGGAGGCGGTAGAGGAACAGTGGGTGCCAGTAGAGGGCGAAGCGGAGCAGATGGAGGAGGAGGCCGCTGAGCGAAAGCAGGGGGGCGGCGACCGAGAAGAGACGACATCCTCGCTGCGCGGCGTCTTTGGCGAGAGCCGCGCCATCGTCGACAGCGAAATGCGCATGTCGGCCGATGAGGAGCGGACGACCATCCAGTTCATGACGGAGGACGTCGCCCGCGATGGCATGGTGCTGGAGGCCGATGGGCTGGATACCTCAGCTTACGAGGAAAACCCGGTCGTGCTCTGGCAGCACGGCCGCGACCCACGCCGCAGGGCTGAGCCTATCGCGAAGACCGTCGACATTCAGCGCAACAGCGACGGCTATCTTGCCACCATTGAGTGGCACCCCGATGACTTCAGCCAGCGCATCAAGCGGAAGGTAAAAGAGGGCTTCCTGAACGCCGCTTCGGTGGGCTGGAATACTGAAGACATGGCGCGGCACGAAAGCCCGCCACGCATCACCGAGTCCGACATGACCGAGTTTTCGATTGTGAGCGTCCCGGCCGATGCGGGGGCGCTTGTGGAGCAGCGAGCCGGCGATCAGGGCCCGGTACAGTCGCTGCTTCAACGACTAGAGTCTCTAGAAGAGAAGATCAACGACCTGCGGGCAGAGGCCACGGCCACGTCGCCGTCTGATGACTCCGCCGTAGGCGCTACTGGCGCTGAGGCGAGCCCAGAGGACCGCGACGCCGCCCAAGGCGACGGCAGCCCCGATGATGCCCCAGAGACGGGCGACTCGGAGCAGTACATCCGTCTATCGACGCTGAAGAAGCTGATGGCCGAGCGCGGCCGGCAGTGGACGCGAGAAGACATCCGCACTGAACTCAAAAAGCAACTTGGGATGGCATAATCATGGCCGAATCTGACACTGATACCGACACGACCGACACGAATGTCGTCTCTATGGAGCAGGCGCGTGCCCTGCTTGAGGAGGACCAAAGCGACGACTCCGATACGGAGCTGTCCGAGGCCCTTCGCGAGGAGCTGAGCGACCTGCTTGGGGAACGCGACATTGACGCCCCAAACGACACCGCCATCAACCCCAACCCGGGCGAGCAAGAGACCCGTGGGAATGGCGCTCGCGTCGAGCTCGACGAAACGGAGCGCGACGCGTACCAGGCGTACCACACGCTGCGGCTGATGGAGGGGAGCGCCAAGCGCAACGACCGCATGGTGCAGATGTCCCTCCGTCAGCTGATCCGGGGCGGCCATTACGGCGAGGAGGCGGCAAATCTGCTCAACAACGGCATGCCTGCCGAGCGGGCTGTCGTCAACGGGCGGCAGCAGGAGGCCGAGGAGCTCGCGTCGCGCATGTTTGAGGGCGAGGAGGGGGTCGACCACCGCGCAGCGGGGGATTACTACTCGACCCTGGTTGACGCGGATGGGGCGCACCTGCTCCCAACGCAGGTGGTCTCTGAGATTGAAGAGATTGCCGAGCAGGTGGGCGTGATCCTTGGGCTCTCCACCACCTTCAACCAGCTCGTGGGGACGCTGAAGGTGCCGGGCGCCTCCGGCGCGGACAGCGCCATGTCCTTCGTGGCCGAAGGCGGGGAAATTACGAGCCGCATCCGGTCGTTCCGCGCGGTCGAGCTCAACCCGAAGAAGGTGGCCGACATCATCCCCTGGACCTATGAGGCCCAGGTGGAGATTGCCCCGCAGATTTTGGCCGACATCCAGCGGGTCATGGGCCGAGCGTACGGCAAGGCCGTGGACGACGCCGCACTCTTCGGCGACGGGACTGCGTCGTACAACAGCATCGATGGCCTCAACTCTGGGAACCGCACGGTGCCGACGTACACCATCCCGGGTGGGAGCAACGACGGCACGGAGTTTACGCACTTCCAGCCGGATGACTTGACGGATGCGCAGAACAACCTTGCCCCCGGCGTGCGGGACGGCATTACGGCCGTTTTCCACCCCGACATGAAGCTGGTCTTCAAGACGCTGAAGGACGACAACGGCCAGTACGTCTACGACTACCAGCAGAACCCTGAGGGTATCGATACGGTCGAGGGGGTGCCCGTGCAGTACACCGAGGTGCTGCCGGCCAACAGCATCAGCGCTGCCAACCAGACCGACAGCGTCTTCGGCGCCATTGCCAACTGGGACTACCTGAAAATCGGGCTTGGCCAGGGCATGACGACCGAAGAGGCGCGCGCCGGCACGGTGAAAGATGCCGATACCGGAAACGAGATCAACCTGTTTACGCAGGACCTTCGCGCCCTCAAGTACCGGGCGTTCTTCGACATGGACTTGAACTTCGAAGGCGCCTTCACCCTCATCAAGACCTCCACTTAACGCGACGCCCCCTCATGGCGAGTGACGTAGAGTACGTGTTCGGAGATGGCGCAAAAGGGGCCACCCGTGGAGCGATCACGGGCGCCCTCCGGCAATTCCGCCCGGGGCGCGTGATTCGCGCCCCGGAAGGAGAGTTTCGGCACTTGGACGCAAGCAAGTACGAGACGCGCCTCGTGACGGCTGAAGACGAGGAAACGCGAAGCCCCGACGGCCCGCGCTACGTCGTCGGCGACAAGACCTCCAATGGGTGGTGGCCTGTGATTGACCGCGAGGTTGGCTCGCAGGTCGATGGCGAATCGGAGCGCTCCAAAGACGCTGCGCAACAGAACGCAGACCGCCTGAACAGCGATGCCTGACTCTTCTCTCATGGTGCGGCCGCAGCGCGTGCAAAAAGCGGCGTTGTCCTCCTCAAATGCAGTGGAGGACGAGCCCGGCGAGGTCGCTGCGTCAATTGAGGCCGCGCAGGGCATGATTGAGCGGCACCTGGACCGGGCGCTGATGGCGCAGGTCCACACCGATCGCCTCAGCCGCTACGATTGGACCGAGCAGCTGCGCGCAAACGAGAACAAGTGGCATACATGGGCCGAAGTGCAGCCGCTGGTGGAGGTACGCTCTCCGGATGAGGTGCAGAAGCTCAGCGCAGATCGTTTCCTGCGTGACACGGTCCGCCCCGGGCCGGTTGAGTACGTGGCGGGCTGGCGCCGCAAGGACCAAGACAAGGAAGACTTCGGGCTCTCTTTGACCGAGACGCCTCCCGTCCTCCCGGCCGACATCCGCCGGGTCGGTATTGAGCTATGCCTCTACCTGCTGAATGAAGCAGAGCACAGCGCCGGCATGGGGTCGACAGAGCAGGCGGTAGGCGCCGGGCAGACGGTGACAATTTCGGGCATGGATACTGGCTTCATCAATCGCAAGCTCTCGCGTCTGAACGGATACAAGCGCGCCTAGGTATGCCCACTCGCCCGTCTGGTCTTATCAACAGCAATCCTGATATGGAGGGGGCTGGGCGTCAGGCGCTTCGCAAGGGAGCGGCGCTGATCGGCGCCGCGGCGACGACGAAATACATGCGCACGGGCGGGACGAATGTGGGGCCGAATCAGCAAACCGGTATCGGCGCTCTTCGCCGCCAAACCGGTCGGCTGGCACGATCACTGACTGGGGCCCGCAGCGCACAGCCGACACCAGGGTCTATCCGTGCTGCCCCTGAGGGGGTCTTTGACCTGAGCCCGACCAGCAACGGCGTCCGCTTGGAATACGGCTCGGAAGTGCCGTACGCGGCCGCACACGAGTACGGCATGAGTGAGCGGGTGAACGTCCACACGCACACGCGCCAGCAGACCCACTTTTTTGGGGAGGAGCTCGACTCGCCCGTGACGGTCCGCGTCCATGCCCACAGCCGCATGATGAACCTGCCAGAGCGGCCTTACTTGCGGCCCGCACTGGACGATACGATTGACGACATCAAGGAGATGGTGGCCGAAGAGGCCGCCCTCCAAATCTTTACAGACGATAGCCTGAACACAGGCGACTTGGACACAGACGACCTAGGCTCATGAACACCCTCGTAGCCGAGCGGGACAAACTGACCGACCTGCGCGACCTCGTGAAGAGCGTGGCGGAGCGGCATCGGTCTGGGCTGACGATTGAGACGCACCACCGGCTCGCCAATGAGCCGGGCGTTACGAGCCCGCGAGCCCGCGACCGCGTGATGGGCGACCCCCATTACTACTGCGAGGTGCTGCCTGTGGCGGCGCCGACCGCGGCGTCAACGGCAGGCGGGCAAGCCCGTGCGGTAGGCCACCAGTTCAATGTATGGCTCGCCCTTGAGTATCAGGACCATGAAGGATACGAAGGCTCCACGCAAGAGGCCTTTGACAACATCACGTCCTCCCTCTCGCCCCGCGGCGTGCTCCCGGAGCTGCGAGAGACGTCGACGCGGGACATCGCGCCTTTCCAGGTGACCTACCGCGACCCTGAGGGCGTCACGAAAGACATCGGCGTCGCGGGCGAGCGGAGCGGAAGCCTGGACCGTATTCACTACCTCGACTTCAATATTACCATCGTAGAGCCGCACTGACGGCGCATTGTTATGGCTGGCACGTACAAGAACTCAAAACTTACACAGATCGAAGCGAACTCGCAGGACTCTTCGACTGGGGCGATCTCTACCAAAGAGGTGGAGGCGGGCGAGCAGGACTTGAGCGTCGAGACTCCTGACTCGGTCACCGATCCCGACGGCGCCACCGTCTACACCGTCGCTCGCATGCCGGCGTCGCTGACGATCTTCGACTACGACTTCTGCTTTGTGGACACCCTCAACAGCGGGAATACGATCGAAGGGGAGATGGTGGCCCGCAACAAGATCTTCGTCAAGCTGCACCTGCAGGGCGGCATCATGGAGCTCCCGAACGGCGACCAGTGGATTGAGGTGCGGCCGGTCGTGTTCCCGGGCATGGACGCCGGCACGGACGACGACCTCGTGGCCGGGATGCTTGAGTTTACCCACTCCGAGCACGACGGCGTGCAGCGTCCGGCGTAAAGAGGCCTTCGTCGTCCCTTGCCTACCCCTGCCCTACCATGAGCGCAGTCAACGCAAAACTGAACCGATACGGCCTGCTGTACGAGGGGGCCGTGAACACCGAGCGCGTCTTTGTGCGCGACGTGAGCCCAGAGACCTCCATCGACCCGCGGCAGGTGATGGAGGTGAACGAGGACCCCGACGGGGCTACCGTTTTTAGTGCCTTCGAGTCGATGTGGGAGCTGTCTGCATACGACCTTGATGGCCGCGAAACCGCGGAGGGGTGGATGACAGCGCACCAGACGGTCAAGGGCGTGGCGACGCTTCAAGACGCCTTTTTGGTGTGGGACGAGCCGACGCGCATTGTCCAAAGTGACAGCTTGCCCGTGGGCGAGGCGGCCCTCGTGCGGGCAGACTACGTCATGCGCCGCGCGCTGGGCGACCGGACGGGTCACGGCGTCTACCTAACGCGCAACCTGCTGCTCCCGCTCGCGCCTGTGGATAGCAACGGGGAGCTCGCAGGCGGCTGGGCCGACGTCGACCGCGACGATACCCCCGACGGATACACTGAGTCGGATCTGAGTCAGACCGCTTTCTCAAATGGCGTGTACGAAGCCTTTGGCGACACTGCTACTGGCGGCGGCAATCTTTACGCCGACCGACCATTCCCGGTCGGGGGGGCGACAGTGACCCTAAGCGTAGACGTGACGCAGCTGCATGGGGATGGATCTACCCGCATCAGCCTGATCACGCTGGACCAAAATAAAGCCTTCCTGAGCACGGAGCGAACGACAGTCACGTCACCGGGGCGCTCTTTCGTGACCATCACCACCGATCCGGGCACACACTATCTCCGCGTGCAGCCGCTCGACCTCAACTCAGTGACAGCCCTCAACGCAAAGGCCAAGATCAAAGACCCCTGCGTGCGCATCGACGGCAGCGACCAATACGTCCCGAAGTAGTC